CAATGTCTGAAAACGGCATTATTATAGAAAAATTAGAAGACAGGGGAGATGAAAGGTTAAAGAATGGGTTAACGTTCTTAGTTAAAACAACAAAATCATATTCAAATCTTGTGAATTTTTTTAAAGGTGGGGGATTAGATCCTTGGGGTAGAGATAATTCAGATGTTATCACAATCCTTTCACCTGTTGAGCAATACCTAATTCAAAAAAGTAAAAGATTATTTAAGGGATTCGATGAATACGATGAAATCCACAGGTTTGTATTCGATATTGAAACCACAGGTTTAGACCCAAAAACAAGTAAAATATTCTTGATTGGGATGAAGGATAATCGTGGTTTTATAAAATTATTGTCAGCACAAAATGAAGACGAAGAAAGGAGGATGATTATTGAGTTTTTTGAAACCATAGATCAACTTAAGCCTTCTCTTGTTGGTGGGTATAACTCGGCATTCTTTGACTTTCCTTTTATTTTAAAACGTGCTGAGATTTTAAAATTAAACATTAAAAAAATCGCCAAAACTTTAAATCCCGATTATTCATTAAAACAAAAAGACGGAATTTTAAAGTTAGCAAATGAAATGGAACCTTACGTTCAAACACAAATGTGGGGGTATAATATTATTGATATAGCACATGCGGTTCGTAGAGCACAAGCAATTAACTCAGATATTAAAAGTTGGTCTTTGAAGTACATAACTAAATTTATTGAGGCTGAAAAAGAAAATCGCGTTTATGTTGAGGGGGATAAGATTGGTAAAATTTATTTTGACAACGAGGAGTATTGGATGAATAAAGAAAATGGTAACTACAAAAAAGTAGGTATTGATTCTAAAATAGATGAAATTTGCTCAAGAAGAGACGATGTTTATTTTAAAACTAATGGTTCTAAAATAATTGAAGATTACCTTGATGACGACTTGTATGAAACGATGGTTGTTGACGAACAGTTTAACCAAGCAAACTTTTTACTTTCTAAACTTGTACCAACAACATACGAAAGGTTATCAACAATGGGTACCGCCACTTTATGGAAAATGATTATGTGTGCTTGGTCGTACAAACATAATTTAGCAATACCAAGAAAATTACCTAAAAGAAAATTTACAGGCGGATTATCAAGACTACTTCAAGTTGGTTACTCAAGAAAAGTATTAAAACTTGACTACTCTTCACTATACCCATCTATTCAGTTAGTTCACGATGTATTTCCCGCATGTGACGTTACGGGTGCCATGAAAAGTATGTTAAAGTATTTTAGAGATACTCGTATAAAGTATAAAAACTTGGCAAGTGAGTATAAAAAAACGGATCCAAAACTATCAGTTTCTTATGATAGAAAACAATTACCAATTAAAATCTTTATTAACGCATTTTTTGGTTCACTTTCAGCTCCTCACGTATTTCCTTGGGGTGATATGGACATGGGGGAACAGATTACATGTACCGGTAGACAGTATTTAAGACAAATGATTATGTACTTCATGAGTAAAGGTTATACCCCACTTGTGATGGATACGGATGGTGTAAACTTTGAAACTCCTGAAGATAGAGATGATTATACATATGTTGGTAAAGGACTTAATGGTTTAGTGGAGGAGGGAAAAGTTTATACAGGTGCCGAAGCAGATGTTGCAGAATATAACGATTTATTTATGAGAAATGAAATGGGTCTTGATATTGATGGTGTATGGCCGGCAACCATTAACGTGGCTCGTAAAAACTACGCACTTCTAACAGATAAAGGTAAAGTTAAATTAACAGGTAATACCATTAAATCTAAAAAACTCCAAACATATGTTGCTGAATTTTTAGATAAAGGATTAAGAATGTTACTTGATGGTAAGGGTGGTGAATTTTTAGATTTTTATTATGAGTATGTTGATAAAATTTATAATAGGCAGATTCCATTATCAAAGATAGCCAATAAGGCTCGTGTCAAACAATCTATAGACGATTATAAAGTCCATATTACAAAAACAACAAAGGCGGGTAGTTTAATGTCACGTCAAGCACATATGGAACTTTTAATGAATGCGGATAAAAAACCAGGTTTAGGTGATACAATTTATTATGTAAATAATGGTGAAAAAAAATCACACGGTGATGTTCAAAAGAAAACCACTAAAATGACTAAAAAACAAATAGAAGACTACACAAAGGTACATGGTTCAATACCACCTGAAATGTTATCAAAAAGTGAAGTAATTTTGAATTGTTATTTAATTGATGAAAAAGAGATAGAATTAAATCCTGATTTATTGGGTGAGTATAACGTGCCAAGATACTTAGCCGCTTTCAATAAAAGAATCGAACCGTTACTTGTTGTTTATAGTCCTGAAATTAGAAAAGACATTTTAATTGAAGACCCTAAAGATCAACCAATATTTACTAAATCACAAACAGTAATGGGTAGAGGGTTTCCTATGAAAGAAAAAGACCAAGATAAATTAGACGAGGTATTAACTCTTTCTGATATGGAAGTTACATTTTGGAAAAACGTTGGTATTGATCCATACTACATGTATATTGATGATACAATAAATTTAGTTGACGCTGAAAGAGTTGAAAATAATAGGAAAATAATGTTAGAAAGTAGATTAAAAAATAATGTTGACGAGGACGATATATATGAATTTGATGAAGATGGAGACTTAATGTCTTTAGTATTTGACTAAGAGTTTTTTAACCCATCTGAAGACAGAATATACCAATAATCACCAATAAATCTAAATTCAACACATGAGCCATTTTGTAATTCAACTTCTGAAAATTCTTCGTCAATAAGATTATTAGATTTTACATTAACATTTGTGAGTGATTTAATAACAACGTGTTCTGTTGTTTTATTATCTAAATTTATTTCACATAAATCAACGTCTTTGATAATGATTACTGATTCACCTGATGTTGTATATGTTTTATTTGTAACTACTGAAGAATCGGAAACAATAACTTCATTACCAAAAATTAATTTTTTAATTGGTGTTGATTTAAAAACTGCCATAAACAATTATATCAAGTTGATTGGACTTTGGAAAGCTCTAAATTTCAATAATTTATTTAAATTTTCGGCTTGTAAAGCTTTTGCCTCCATTAGTTTTTCAGGTCTCATTCTTTCTAACCTATTTTTTAACTCTTCTTGTAGGGTTGTTTTTTCGTCTTTTGCTTCTGTTTGTAAAGATTGGTACTCTAAAGTTAATTCGCTATCAGGTGTTTTTAAATTACCACTAAATTTACCCCTAACTCTTGCAAGTGTTTCTTTGCAATATGCGGTAAACCACCTTCTTACCCAAGTTTGTGCAGGGTAGTTTAATTTATCCCACCTTAATCTTTCTACTGTAACATCTGAAGGTAATCTTACAACATCCGGATTATTTGCTAAACAATCCTCCCTATCACAAGTATCGTAATACCAGTACCAAACTCGGTACTCGTTTCTTTTCATATTACCAAAATCAAATTTACCGCCAGGTACGTTATATAAATGTAGAGCCTTTTTACCTTCAGGAAGTGCGGTTAATCTGTATGTCAAATCACCCGTTATGATTCTTCTTTTAATATTTATGTCCTGCATTCTTAACAAAATATCAAATGCGGGTGTAACAAAATAATTACCAGTAGTACCCATTTGTGAGAATCCCGCACCACCACCTAAACCAATACCACCAAATCCACCAAATCCACCCATAAAAGGATCAAAATATGCCGCATCTAATTCAGCCCTTGCAAACCATAATAATTCATTAAATTCTCTACAAGCAGGTATTTCATAAATTTGTTGATTGGGTACTAAATCTATATAATCTTTTTTAAGAATATAATCCCCACCTGCCTGTAAACCTACAATTTTAGAATATGCATAAGTATATGAAGTTTCCCAGTTCATATCTTTAGTTAAAAGAGCTCTAGCAATAGATTGATCAGTAACATCGAGTCCCGCCACTGATGCCCATTGTGATTCAATTAACCAATCTTGAACCGCCTGTTCGTAATCTTCAATTGATAACTCTAATAACGAGTCCATCATTTCGTCTTCCAATTCAACACCTCTCAAGGGGGCGCCAAGTAAATTACGAATTCTTTTATAAAGTGTCGATCTTTCTGGTTCTGTAATTATAACTGTAGTTGGCATGATATTTTTAATATATAAATATCATTTAAAAAAAATTAAATCTTATTTCTTTTTTTTATTGTAGTGTATTGATCATTAACAAACCCCCAATTAACTACTTTCCAAAAGTTGGATATATAGTCGATTCTTTTGTTTTTATACTTTAAATAATAAGCATGCTCCCATAAATCCAATCCTAATATTGGGTATCCGTTATCTTTTTCAGTATTCATTATTGGGTTATCTTGATTTGATGTTGTAACAATTTTTAAATTATTTTTTTTTGTAACAATTAACCAAACCCATCCTGAACCAAATTTATTTGTTGCTTCTTCCTCAAAAGTTTTTTTAAAATTTTCTAAACTACCAAAAGTTTTATTTATTTTACTTAATATTGGATCTTCACATTCTTGTGTTTTCGGGGAAAGCATTTTCCAAAAAAGAGCATGATTAAACGCTCCTCCACCATTGTTTCTAACTTTATTATTATATTTTGATATATTTTTAAGTATACTTTCTAAATCTAAATCTTTATTGTCTAATTTTTCTAATTCAGAGTTTAATTTATCAACATAAGTTTTATAATGTTTTTCATAATGGGTTTTCATTGTTGTTGAATCAATAAACTTACCTAAAGAATCATAATTGTACGGTAATTTTTCCACTGATATTTTTTTTATTTCAGTTATCAATTCTTCTTTTTTTAATACATCAGTATCTAAAATAGATTCTATTAATTCAATTTTTTGTAAAATATTCATAATAATAAATATCATCTATTAGAAGAAATCATATTTAACATTTCTTCAATTGTTGATGCATCATCTAATAATAAATCGTCACCCATTACTGTTGATATTATCTTTTTCTTTCTATTAAGTATATCATAAATTACACCTTCTATTGTGTTTTCAAATAGTGGGTAATATACAGAAGTTGAATTTTTTTGTCCAATCCTATGTGACCTGTCTTCTGCTTGTGCGTGTTCAGCAGGCACAAACGATAAATCATTCATAATAACAGCTTCAGCAGATGTTAAAGTAATACCTACACCCGCGGCTTTTAAGTTACCAACAAACACTTTAATTTTATCGTTTTCTTGAAAGTCATCTACCGCTTTTTGTCGATGAGGTTTTGAACAAGAACCATCTAAATAAACCGCTTGTTTTCCAAAATGTTCATAAATGGTACGTAATGTGTCCGTGAAATTTGTAAATATGATAACTTTTTTTCCTTGTTCAATAATGTTTTCAGCTAACTCAATAGTATTTTTAACTTTTTCTTCAGCAATAACTTTTCTAACTTTCATTAGTTTTCCGAACTGAATTGTAAGTGATGATGATTCTTCTGAATTATTGTCATACCAATTAAAATACTCACCCATTAATTCTTCGTAATCTTTTGACTTTAATCTTAAATAAACAGGAGTAATGATTTTGTCAGGTAAATCTAAAACATCTTCTTTTAACCTTCTAAGAATATGTGATTGAGTTCGTTCCCTTAATTCATCCAAATTTGAAGCTCCCGTAACATTCCAAACTTTTCTTTTACCAACACTGAATTGGAATCCATTACAATATCTTCTTGCATACGCCATCCAGTTAGCCGCAACAGGGCTTTCAACTAAACTTAAAAGGTTAAAATAATTCATAGGTCTAGATGTCATAGGGGTTCCTGTCAATAACCAAACTCTATCAACCTTATCACATATGTCATTTACAATTTTAGTCCTTTGAGCTTGAGGATTTGATATCATATGAGCTTCATCCATAATTACCAAGTCAAATTTTGTTTTTAAAATTATTGATTCATCTTTCTTTTTTGGATCATGAAAGTTTTTTAAAATATCATAATTAACAATCACAAAATCGTGTTGGTTAGAAAACTTTTTACCTTCTGAAATATAAACTGACCTATCTGAATAATTTTCAATTTCACGTTGCCAATTAATTTTTAAAGACGCTGGACAAACTATTAGTATTTTTTTTGCTCCCGTTTCAAGGGCGGATATAATCGTAGAAGTGGTTTTACCAAGCCCCATGTCATCAGCCAATATAAATTTTTTGTTTCCCACCAACTTAGTTATTGCCTCTTTTTGATGTTCCATTGGAAGTCTGTGTTCGTATTTTGTATAATCTACAACAACATTTTTAACTTCATTATCTTTTATTAATGCTGATTTTGGAACCCAAAAATCGTGTAATGTATCACCTGAAAATATTTTACCCCATATATGATATGATTTATCCTTTTCTACTAAAAGTTTTTCAACATAGATTTCTGTCGGTTCTTTTGTGTACATTTTATCCTCCATCATTTTTTTACCAAAATATGAATCAAGTTTAACCCATTTTTTTGCAACCTTTGGTGTTCTTCCGTGAAAATTTATAATATATTCCGCCTGCGATCTTGTGGGTGTAAATGATTTACTATTTTGTTTTTTGTGTTTTAACGCTAAGATATAGTTATTTGAACCATTATAATCTTCTAATAGTTGAATGGATCTTGTTTCGGGAGTTTTTGAAATTAATTCTTCCATTGTATATAAATAAAAATAGTAAATAATAATAATTAATCAATCAAAGTATTTATTTATATGACACAAAATAGAGTTCCAATAACAAGACTTAATAAATTCTTTTCAGAAGAAGATTTCAATTTGGATATTGAAATGGGAGGAGAGTGGTTACATGGTGATATGAATTTTTCATTAGTTCTATATAGGGTTGATAGAAGAAGAACGACTAAAGATTCGGTATATGGTGAAGTTGTTGAGGATGGTATACAGTTTTTACCACCTGTTGAATTTAAGGGGTATGTACAGCTCGAGGCTCCTGAAAATAAAGACATGGGTGATTCTAGATTATCACAAATGGAATCAGGAAACATTAAAATAGGGGTTTATCAAAGTCAATTAGATATGTTGGCAATTGAAATAAATTTTGGTGATTATATTGGTTATTACGAAACAGAAGAAAGGGTGAGATATTTTACTGTTGTTAATGACGGTAGAGTTAACTCAGATAATAAACATACATATGGTGGTTATAAAAAATTCTATAGATCGATTATTGCTGCACCTGTAAATGAAAACGAATTTAAAGGCATATAATGGCACTTCCTGAAAAACAAAAAAAACATTTACCCCTAATACCAAATAAAGTTGGTAGGGAAAGAAGACAAGAAATGCTTGACGAGATTCAAGAAAAAGGAACTTATTTACCTAAAGGAGTTTTACATGCCGATTTAGATGGAGGTATGTTAGATTTTGTTAGAGAAAAATTAAAATTAACAGTTGATTCTAAATTGGTTCCTACAGTTGACAAAATAATAACAACCCAAGGATGGGCTCAGTTTACCGAAACATGGGACTTTAAAGATTTAGATTCAAATTTAAAATTACCTTTTATTTGTACTTTACGTAATCCTGAAGTTAAATATGGTACTAATCCTGTAACTAGATATAATATCCCAGAAAGAATGAGATTTTTTTATGCAACAGTTCCCACTTGGGATGGTCAAAGAAAAGGTGCCGATGTTTATAAAATACCACAACCAATACCTGTTGATATTATTTATCAAGTTAAAATATTTTGTAATAGGATGAGAGAGCTTAACGAGTTCAATAAAATTGTAATGCAAAGGTTTACATCTAGACAAGCATACCAACAAATAAAGGGGCATTATATACCTATCATTTTGGAAGATATATCTGATGAATCAGTAAAAGAATTAGAAAAAAGAAAATATTATATACAAAACTATAAATTTTTAATGCAAGGTTTGTTAATTGATGAAGAAGAGTTTGAAGTTTCTCCTGCAATTTCTAGATATGTTACAATGTTTGAAGTTGAAACTAAAAACAAATCAAGAAAAGTAAAATACCAGCCTCCTAGACCAAACTTTTTTGATTTTGATTTTCAATATTTAAATTCAACAACAGCGCTTACAGAAAATTATTTTTATAATGCCGACATAAAAACTAAAGATTTAATTAATATAAGTTCATATTCGGTTTATGTTAATGGTAATTACTTAGGGGATAATTTACAAAAAATACAAATTAATAATGGTGATACGTTACTAATTACAATTGTAAAAACAAATAATGCCATAGATTCTATATTAAAAACGGTAACTTACTTACAGTAACATTACTCGCCGTATATATCTTTTTTTTCTTCACACTTATCTTTTATTAGTTTTTCTAAAAAAGAATATAGTTTGTATCCGTTTTTTTCACAATATTTTTTTAGGATTGCGTGAGACTCAACAGATATTTTTATGTTTTTAATTTTTTTCATTTTTTTACTTTTTAAATAGTGTGAAAAAAGGTAGAATTTTTTCATACACCTTATTAAATAATTATTTTAATAAAAGTTTTTTTCATTTTTCAACAGTATTTATAATAAAAATAAATTTATAAAAACAACAGAAAAAAATGGCTAACGGAAAAGTTTTTGTATCACCAGGTGTTTATACCTCAGAAAGGGATTTAACTTTTGTAACGCAGTCAGTAGGGGTAACAACATTAGGTATTGTTGGGGAGACACTTCAAGGTCCCGCATTTGAACCTATTTTTATTACAAACTATGACGAATTTACAACAACATTTGGTGGTATTAACCCAGAAAAATTTATAGGAACAACCATTCCTAAATACGAAGCAGCATACATAGCTAAAGCATATCTACAAGAATCGAATCAATTATATGTTACTAGGATTTTAGGTTTATCAGGTTATGATGCGGGACCATCTTGGTCTATTACAACTATAGCAAATCCTGACGTAAGTACGTTATCTATAACAGGTACAAGTGGACCAAGTTACATTTATTTTACAGGAACTTCCGCAGGAATCACTTCGGTAACATTACCATCACCAATTTCAGGAGCATATTATGATACTTTTGTAACATATGATGGAGGATCTAGTTCAATACAAAGTCAAATAGAAACTTTAATGGTTACTGAAATAGGAAGGTACAATACCCCTTCTTCCGCAACAACCGCTTTATTCTTTGGTAGTGTGAGTGCTAGTACTTATACATCAGTAACGGCAACTTCTGTTACTGCGGTTACTGAAGTTTATGGTGTTAATACATTAATAGCCAACAATAGTACTGATTTTAGTCCTTCAGTTAACGATCCTTGGTTCTACAGTAATCAGTTCTCATATTACCAAGATGTGAATAATGTAGGACATTATTATGGTTATGGTTTTGGTACTAAATTAGCAACAATAAACAGTTTAGGTGGTGGTGTTTATTCAGGATCGTTTGCAGTTTATCTTACAAATTATGACGCAGACTCTTATGCTGATTATGATGATATTGTAGTAGCAACTTTAAGATCTAGAGGTATTGCAACATATGTTAGTGATAATGGACCTGTTTACAAAGTTTCAGCAACAACCGCAGTAACTTTAGTTCCAGCATCATCATCAGGTATGACATCAGATCCATACGCAACATTTAAAATTTCAGGTATCACTACAGATAATACAACATTTACTTTTGATGCCAATATGGATTATTTATCCACTAAATTTATAAGTAAAGTTTTTGGTATCTCTAACTTTGCTGATGGTAAAGATAGAGACACGTTCCCACTATTTGTTGAGGAAACTTATCCAGCATTTTTACAAACATCTTATTATAAAAATAAAATTAGAGGATTAAACTCAACTTTATTGGCTTTACCAGGATTAAGAACAAGTCCTAACACAAACACTTTAGGTTATTATTTAGATAGATATCAAACACCTGAAACACCATATGTGGTTTCTGAATTAAGAGGTAATAAAGTTTATAAACTTTTCAAAATTAAATTAATTTCTGATGGTACTAAGGCTAACTACCAAGTTAAATTTTCAATTAGAAACGTATCGTTTAACAATGGTACATTTGATTTAGTTGTAAGAAGTTTTTACGACACAGACGCTAACGTAACAATTTTAGAATCTTTCAATGGTTGTTCATTGGACCCAACACAAAATAATTACATTGCAAATAAAATTGGTACGTCTAATGGTGAATACGCACTTAAGTCTAAATATATCATGTTAGTAATGAGTGACGAGGCACCAACAGATGCATTACCTTGTGGATTTGAGGGATACACTCAAAGAGTTTATGCAAATAGTAAACCACCATTTATTGAGTACAAAACACAATACTACGGACCAAATGAGGTAATATATAATCCACCATTTGGTGCTGCCGGTGGCGGTGACAACACAATTAATGCACCTGCAAGTGGTGAAAAACTTAATAAAAATTATTTAGGTATTGCTGATCAAACAGGATTCGATACTGACTTCTTCTTGTATAAAGGAAAACAAGCTCCTGTTGGAACAATCGATAACCCTGGTTCTGAGTGGTCTTGGAAAACACAAGGTTTCCACATGGATAGTGGAGCTACTGTTGTGACAATAGGAGGGACATTCAGTAATTCAGGTGATTCGGCATTCCAAGTAGGAGAAGCTAGTTTCACAAGTGATCCAACAGATCAAGATAACCCATACTACAAATTAGTTACTCGTAAGTTTACTTTCTATGCTTACGGTGGGTTTGATGGTTGGGACATTTATACAGAATCAAGAAGAAATACTGACAGATTTACTTTAGGAGCCAATGGATGGTTAAAAGGTGCCAGACAAAGTGCTTCGTACCCAACGGCCACAGGTACAGGATTATTTAAGTTAATTACAGGTCCAAACCAAGAAGTTTGGGGTAATACTGACTACTTCGCGTACTTATGGGGACAAAAAACATTTGCTAATCCTGAGGCGGTTGACATTAATATTTTTGTAACTCCTGGTGTTGATTATGTAAATAATAGTAACTTAGTTTCAGAAGCGGTAGATATGATTGAAGATGATAGAGCGGATTCAATATATATTACAACAACTCCTGACTATAATTTATTTACTACATCAAGTTTTGAAACTTTAGAAGAGTATTTAGTGTTTCCTGATGAGGCAGTAGATAACTTGGATACCGCAAATATAGATTCAAACTATACCGCAACTTATTATCCTTGGGTATTAACAAGAGATAGCGAAAATAATACACAGTTATTTTTACCAGCAACTGCCGAAGTTTGTAGAAATTTAGCGTTAACTGATAAAATATTTAAACCTTGGTTTGCATCTGCAGGTTACACAAGAGGTTTGGTAAATTCAATTAAGGCTAGAAAAACTTTGACTCAAGATGATAGAGACACTCTTTATAAAGGAAGAATTAACCCAATTGCCACATTTACTGATGTCGGTACTGTGATTTGGGGTAACAAAACTTTACAAGTTAAAGAATCTGCTTTAGATAGAATTAATGTTAGAAGATTACTTTTAAGAGCACGTAAATTGATTTCAGCCGTGGCGGTTAGATTGTTGTTTGAACAAAACGATCAAAAAGTTAGACAAGACTTCTTAGACTCTGTTAACCCAATATTGGATGAAATAAGAAGAGATAGAGGTTTAATTGACTTTAGAGTTACAGTTTCTAACACTCCTGAAGATTTAGATTCTAACACATTGACAGGTAAAATTTATTTGAAACCAACAAGAGCGTTAGAATATATTGATATTGAGTTTGTTATAACTCCAACAGGAGCGTCTTTTGAGGATGTATAATTTATTTTAAAAATAAAAGTGGGGGGTAGAAATATCTCCCACTATATATTTATAAGTAAAAAAAATGAAAATAGAAAAAAAAATTATTAAAGAATCTTTAGGTATCTCACAATTGAGTCCAAAAACTTTTTCTAAGAAAAAACAAAACATTATAATTACTGAAGAGCAATTAGAAAAATTATTAGAAAAACTTAAAAAGTAATGAATATTAATTTACATGTTAAATCTTATCTTAGAAAAAAACTATTAGAAGGTATTTCTGAAGAAGGTACTCCTGATTTAAAATATTATGCCTTTGATTGGGACGATAATATTATGATGATGCCAACTAAAATCATGGTTTTAAGTGAGAACGATGAGGAAGTAGGTATGTCTACGGAAGATTTTAGAGAACATAGACACCAAGTTGGGGTTGAACCTTTTAATTATAAAGGGACTAAGATAGTCGGTTACACACCTGTTCCATATATTTACTTTACAGATAATCCAAAAAGTAACTCAAGATTTATAGTGGATGCAATGACATCACCTGTTGGTCCTGCATGGAATGATTTTGTGGAGTGTATAAATGGAGGTTCAATATTCTCAATTATAACAGCAAGAGGACATAGTCCTGAGACTTTAAAAACTGCAGTTGCTAACTTAATCAAAAAAAATCATATGGGAATTGATAGTTCAAGTTTAGCCAGAAGTTTAAAACTTTATAGAGACATTGGAAATGAACCATCAAGAGACAATAAAAAATACAAATTAAGTAATACGGAATTAAACGAGTATTTAGATATGTGTATTTTTGAACCTGTTACATATGGTAAGGGTAGCGCAGCAAATCCTGAAGAAGAGAAAAAAGTGGCAATGAGGAATTTTATTTCTTATTGTAAAGAAATGGCGTCAGTTATCGGTAAATCCGGTGCAATATTTAAAGATGACGTTGCTAACAATGAAATAATACCAATAATTGGGTTTTCTGATGACGACCCAGGAAACGTAAAGGCAATTTCAGATTTAGTTTCTAATGAATATCCTGATTTACCTATATCAGTATATTTAACTAAAGGAGATAAGAAAATAAAATATAATTAATAATGTATTTTCTAGTTAAGGATAATTTTAAAAAAAATTAAAGTAAATAGAAAAAAATTAAAAACGATATATTTATATAAAACAATAAAAGAAGTTAAAACAAAAAAAAATGGCTGATTTATTAATGAAAATGCCCTTCACGTATGAACCTAAAAGAAATAACAGGTACATACTTACATTCCCAAATGACTTGGGGATTAACTCTTGGTACGTAGAATCTACTGCAAGACCTAAAATGAAAATTAATTCAGTTGAAATACCATTTTTAAATACGTCAACATTCGTTGCGGGTAGATTTACATGGGAGGCTATGGATGTAACATTTAGAGACCCTATTGGACCATCTGCGGCACAGGCACTTATGGAGTGGGTTCGTTTAACTGCGGAATCAATAACAGGACGTATGGGTTATGCCGCGGGTTATAAAAAAGATGTTGACTTAGAAATGTTAGACCCAACGGGAGTTGCTGTTGAAAAATGGAAATTAATTGGGTGTTTCTTAACTAATTTTGATGGAGGATCATTATCTTACGATGACGATAAGTTAAGTACCGTTAAAGTTAATATCCAAATGGATAGATGTATTCTTGTATACTAAAAAATATTTTTTATTACTATTACAACCCACTTATTAAATATAGGTGGGTTTTTTGTTTACATATATAGAGTTGTAATTATATTTTTTTAAAAAAACATTTTATGGAAACTTCAAGTTACGGTCAAGAATTTTTTACACTACCACATGATGTGGTACCACTACCTAGTAAAGGTAGATTTTATAAACAAAAAAAAGAATCATTTAAAGTAGGGTATTTGACGGCAGAAGATGAAAACATTTTAATGTCCCCAAATATGGCAAAAGACGGTATAATTTATCAATTATTAAGAAATAAGATATATGAACCAGGTTTTGATATTAACCAATTAATTGATGTGGATGTTCAAGCAATATTAATCTTTTTAAGAAATACATCTTTTGGATCGGAGTATGCTTTTAAAGTTAATGATCCGGCAACGGGTAAAATATTTGAGGTTACGTTAAACATTGATGAGTTGAACTACATTAAACCAATACATGAACCTGATGAAAATGGTTTATTTGTAATGAAATTACCTAAAAGTGAAAAAACGGTAAAGTGTAAACTATTAAACTTAGGTGATCAAAGAGAGTTAGATAAAATCAGAGACTCATATCCACCAAATATAACTGTACCTGTAGTCACTAAAAGATTAGAAAAAACAATAGTAGAGTTAGAGGGTAACACAGACAGACAATCTATTATAAAATTTGTACAACAAATGCCAATTGCTGATTCTAAATATATTAGAAATTTCATATCAGAGTGTGAGCCTAAACTTGATTTAGATAGAGTAATTACAGCCCCGTCAGGAGAAAGAGTCACTGTTAGTGTTGCTTTTGGGGCGGAGTTTTTTCGTCCTTTCTTCTGAATATAAAAAAAATCAATTAAATGAATTTTATTATTTAGTTAAATATTCGGGATTTACTTACCGTGATTTACTAATTATGCCAATTTTTGAAAGACGTTTTTTTGTTGATAAATTTGTAGAAGAAAGTAACAAAAAATAAACCACAATATTTATTATTAAAAAACTATGCTATTTTTTGTTGGTAACGTTGACGAAACTAAATCAGATGAGGGTATATTTCCTGGTGCCAATACCAAAAACCCCATTGGTTATGCTACTGAAGATTTTAAAAAGGCATTTGCAGATGCGTTTGATATTAAAAGAATACAAGGATTCTTTGTTGCATTAGAAAATGAAGCAGTAAAAACATCCAAATCAATAAGTAATGGTATAGTTGCAAATCAAAGATTAATTGCTGATACCATGTTTAACTTATATCAAGATAATTTAAAATATGGTGCATCAGTAAAAGATGTTAGTGACTATATTACAGAGTATGGAGAACAATTAGGAAGAATACCTGCAATTCAAGACGATGTTATCGAAAATGCTATTGTATTTGCTAAAGCGACTGGTATGTCAACAAAGGAGGTTGGTCAATTTGTTGGTGCTATGGAAAAAATCGGAATCGGACAATCTAAATCTATGGAAAAATTGAATAAGATTTATATGGTTGGAAGAAGATATGGTGTAGATGCTTCAAAACTAACATCAGACGTTACAAAAAACATAAGTAAAGCTAGTACCTACGGTTTTAAAGACGGTATAGATGGGTTAACAAAAATGGCTGCAAGGGCACAACAATTGGGTATAAGTATGGAAAATGCTATGAAATTTTCACAAGATGTTTTAGATCCTGATACGGCTATTGAAACGGCAGCAAGTATGCAAATGTTAGGTGGTGCTGTTGGTGCTTTGGGTGATCCATTTCAGTTGTTATATATGGCTCAAAATGATGTTGGTGCTTTACAAGAAGAAATGATAAAGGCAACAGAATCTGCTGTTGATTTTAATTCTACAACAGGTGAGTTTAAAATTCCTGTTTCTGAAATGTACAGACTTAAAGAAATGGCTGGAAAACTTGGTATGTCTTATGAAGAGATATCTGAAAGTGCGATTAAAGCCGCAAAACAAACACAGGTATTGTCAATGATAGATTTACCTTCTTCTTTTAGTGAAGAAGATAAAAATTTAGTAGCAAGTTTGTCAGAAATCAAAGGGGATAAAGTCATGATTCAAATTCCTGGTGTAAAAGATTTGAAGGACGCATCAACTCTTAACGCTGAAGACTTGGCAAAACTTAGAGAAAATGCGGAGTTAGAAGGTAAATCTGCCGCACAATTACAAATTGAAATGATGGATATCGCTCAGAATCAACTTTCAGCACAGGATAAAGCCAATATTTCATTAGAACAAATAAAAAATAGTTTAATTTTTGCAAAAGGAACTGCAGGATTGGATGTATACCCCGAAGAGTTAGAAAAAATGTCAAAAACCGGTTCACAAATGGGTGAATTAATGACTGCCGCCGAAAAAACAACTAAAAGTTTAGATACTTTAGATAATATTATTAAACAATTAAATACTGATTTATTTAATTATGTTGACGACAATACAAGGGCTAAGGAAGATATTGCAACCGCTTTAACTAATTTTAAAAATGCCCTTAGTGCTGCGTATCCATCGGGAGGGTTTGGTACAAGTGGTACTGCAGGAGGAGGGGGTGCAAGAACAACACCTGTTAATACCGATATAAATGTTAATAGTGCTGGTGATTTATTTGTAGGAAAAACTGGTAAAGACAAAGTTGTTTCTACAGGTGTTGGTGAATTTTATAAGTTGAATTTTAACGATGAAATATTAGCAATGCCTAATGTTACAGAACTTATGAATGATGCTAATACTGCGTTTGGAAGTATTTCTAAATTAGAAGGTTATGTTGGTAATAGTATGTCTGAAAATTTAATGAATTTTGTGAAAAACGTACCTACAAAGGTACCTGAAAATTTTCAATCAACTAATATAACTGATTTAGTGGCAAATAGTATTGGACGTTTACAAGAAGTTGGTGAAACAGTGATTAATCAAAACATAAGCTCATCACAAAGAATTGATGGTAATGTAGGTGTTGATGGTAATGTTAATATTAACGTTAACGTACCTAACGGTTTGTTAAGTAACGCATTAAGTAGCGATAGAGAATTTCAAGGAGCACTAAAAGATGAAATTATGAAAGTTGTTAATTATAGATTAAGTGAAGCGTATAAAAAAGGACAAGGTAATTTTTCATAGATAAAAAAATACTTTGTATTTAAAAAATAAGTAATCAACCTATTTATTAAAAAAAGAAAATAAATGGAGAGTCCGTTATCATTTAACGCTAGTGAAAATTTTAGAAAGAGGCTTTTATTAAAAAATCTTGAACCTTATAATTCAACAGGTACACATTCAAATTCAAATGAAAGACCTGGAAGTGAAATTATTTTGGTTGATTATTCTGTAATTGATTCACCACCAATTGAATCTGTTGGTGATTTACAAGAAAGATTTTTATTCACACAAAACAAATATACGCCTGAGAATACTCTTTTTTATGGAGATACTGTTCAGATTAATGTAAATCTTAATACTGAAACAGGTATTGGTAGTTATGATTTATCAGATACTTTTGGTAGTAGATTAGAAACTATTGGTGATACTCAAGAAAACCTTCTTTATGTAAAAAATATATACATACCTAATGGAACTTATGGTAGTTCAAGGTATGATATTAATGATGATTTACAAAAAGGTTCTAAAAATGACGTGTATGATTTCACAGATTCAATAGGAAGTGATTTAGAAAATATAGGAGATTACCAAGAAACGCTTCATTTTATAAGAAACATATATGTACCAACAAGCAACATTACTGGTGAAAGCGGAGGGTACGGTACGTCAAGATACGATATTAATGATGATAAAAATGTTTATAATCCTTTTAAAGGTGACATTTATGATATTACAGACACATTTGGTGATGAGTTAGAAGTTGTTGGTAACACACAAGAATCTTTTTTATATTTTAAAAATCAATATTTCCCTGTTTTACAAGGTAATGAAATATATGGTATTACTAGATGGACGATTAATGACGACTTACAAGAGTTTAGAATCTCAATTGGGGGAAGCATTGGTACAGGTGAATATACAATAGACGATACTATTGGAGATGTATTAGAAACCAAAGGAAATTTTCAAGAAGGTTTTCACTATAATAAGAACCAATATGCTCCACCACAATTTGGGGCAAACATATATGGTAGTAGTAAGTACAGTATAAATGATGATTTACAATCATTTAGACCCTCATACCAACAAAGTTTTGGTGCAACACCTGGTTCAGGTATATATGATATTAATGATACCGTAAATGACTTTTTAGAGGTTAAAGGTAATATTCAAGAACTATTCCATTGGGTAAAAAATCAATACGCACCACCACAACAAGGAAATAATGTCTATGGAAGTAGTAGATATGATATAATTAATGACGTACAACAACTAAGAATATCTTACGCTTTAGGATTTAACGCAAATGTTGGATCAGGTATATATGATATTAATGATACTTTAAATAATTTATTAGAAGTAAAAGGTAATATTGAAGAAGGAGTTGCTTACAATACAAATATATACAAACCATCAACAAACGGTAACATATTTTATGGTGATACAAGTTATGATATAAATAACGATTTACAACAATTTAATTTAACAACAGGTTATGGCGAATATAACGTAACTGCATCAGCATTACCTTGGATATTAAGTAATTTATTATCCGTTAAAGCAACACCTGAACAAATTAATTTATATGGAATTAACCAATTTAAACCTAGTGTTGTTTATTCTCCCATAGAATGGAACATAAATGATGACGTACAAAATGGTAGAGTATCGTACGCACAAAGCATTGGCGCAACACCTGGATCAGGTGAATATGATACTGCTGCAGACACAGTAAATTCAATACTAGAAGTAAAAGGTAACATATTAGAAGGATTAAATTATAATGAAAACCAATATAAACCATTAACAAGTAGCAACATATTTTTTGGAAATACTAGATATGATGTTAATAATGATTTACAATGGTTTAGACAATCCGCACAGATACCAAATAGTAATGGCGTATATGATTTAACAGACACTGAACCAAGTTTATTACAAATATACGGAGAAAATAGTGGTGTTGTTGCGTTTACCCAAAACTACTACAAGCCTGAAGGAAATAGTACATCATCACCTTTTGGTTTAACAAGATACGACATAAATAATAATGAAATATTAACAAATAATTTAAATCCAAATCCCGGTGAGTATGATTTGTCCGATGCTGACTTTAGTAGAATTCAGTTTCCATTATTTAACGTATTACAAACTTTATATGAAATAAATTTATATAAACCTGAAAATGGTGGTGATCTTTATGGTATAACAAGATACGACATTAATGATAATGAACAAATTAGTGTCCTTAGTAGTCCTGGTACTAACGATAAGGGGGAATACGGTCCTTATAATCAAGAAGATGCTAAAGACAGTAATTTAGAAATAAAGGCGGAAGAAGGGTTAGATGCCGTATATCTAAAAAATAAATACGTACCTGAACTTTCTTATGGAAATCCTGAATTGGTAACGGTAAGTGATTTAGCAATACAATCTTTAAATCAACCATATGCGAATACTGACGGATCGACTAAAATATTTATACCATCAGTATATTCACCATATTCAATTTTGTTACTTCCAAACCCAATAGGTAGTGATGGAACCGTAAGTCAGGACTCTAGTTTAATGCAAATTGCTAGTAAAAGATTAAAACAAGAATTTACTTACAGAATTATTTCAGAATTAGTTGAAAATACTATAGGTAAAACCAATTTAGTAGATGCGACTGTTGATCCAAATAACCCAACATTATCGGGAATACAAGTTAAACCAAATACTGATCCTGTAGATATTTTAGGAATGGCAACAGGTAATGTTCCTGTTTTTACAAGAAATTGGAATATAACTGTTCCTGATACTATTATTGGTAAAACTTTAAATTTCGCGGCTAGATTAGGTGGTTTATCATCACCTTGGTCTTATATTCCCGACGAATATTTTCCTAATCCTAATAGATTTAAATTAACAAAAAAAGGTAATATTAATGTTAAAGAAGACGATGGTAAATTTTCATTATTTAAATTAGCAAATGATGGTTTAGTTGGTTCATATAGATTTATTGAAAACACAGGACGAGGAACATTAAAAAAATTATTTGATGTATTAGAATATAACCTATACCGACCTGACTATGCAAATACAGGAGATGGTAATGTAGATAACATAGCAATTAGACCATATTTCTATGTTGGTAAAAAAACAGATTGGGATAGTAACTTCACATCACCAAACGCAAAACCAAGAGGTAGATTTGGTAATATTTTAAATATCCCTGTTTTTGGACATGATGCCATGTACAGGGATTTTGAAACTCCTGACAATACTAATGGAACAACTGCAATTCCCGACATTAAATTTGGGGTTACATCAAATGAAATAGAAATTAAAGAATCAAAACAGAATAAGTTCAAACAAATGATGTTTAGAGCTTATCCTGGTTGGAGTTTACAAGGAGGGTTTACTTGGAGTTCAGACCCAAATACATTACCTGAAATTGGGGTATTGGCGGGTAGAAGATACACACCATACGATCAAAGGGTGACATTTAATACTGGGTTTGAATCTTCACTTTCTAAAACACTTTCTAGTAATTTTAAAGAAAATTTTACACCTGGATCTATTTTAGATTACACTCAAAAATTAATAGACAGTGCATCAGGGGCTACAGGTTCTGACAGATTAAAACATGTTGGACATGCAATGAACCAAATATCAAAAGTATTCAACGATGGATATGTAGAACTAACAAAAGGTTCAAGAGTCATTAGATACTTAACACCAAATGCGGTTCAAACACAACCAAACGTTACCGATGTTGAAGGTTACGAATACTGTAGGGTACATACAAAAGATGATCCATATTATACATTTAATAGACTTGTTAAAACAGAAGGAACTACCGTTGAAAATAGAAGATTTACATATTCAGTTTTAGATAAAACATATAATTTAAATATTGCTCCACTTAAACCACCTGCCTCTTCAACAAGTACTGTTGAGTCTACAAACATTGTTGATGGTAAAGTTAAAAAATATATGTTTTCACTAGAAAACTTAGCTTGGAGAACATCTAACAAACCAGGGTATAGGTACGAAGATTTACCAACATGTGAAAAGGGTCCTAATGGTGGAAGAATAATGTGGTTCCCACCATATGATATTAGTTTTGATGAATCAATAAGTACAACATGGAATGACAATATTTTTGTAGGAAGAACAGAACCAATTTATACTTACGGTAGTACAAAAAGAACAGGAAAATTAAGTTGGAAAATAGTAGTTGATCACCCATCTATACTTAACGCGATTGTTGATAAAGAACTTAAAAAAGTAAGTGAAACTGAATCTCAGTTCACTGAGGTTATTGCTTCATTTTTTGCGGGATGTTTAAAATATGATATATATGAATTAGCATTAAGATTTCCATCTTTAGATTTTTTACTAATTGAACAGTGTTATGCTTTGGTAGACGGACAACTTAAAAAAATAAGTGATAATTGTGAAATCGATCCGATAATAAGAAATTATGAACCACCACCATTAACACCAACAGCGACACCAACAGAACCACCACCATGTACTTGTATTGAGTGGACTATAGGTGGAATATATAGTACAGTTGATTTAAGTTATAGTGGTTGTGACGGTAATTTAGTTACATTAACAGGATTAAGTGCTGGTACAAGTGGATATATTATTGTAAAAAGAGGGACAACACCAACATTTAGTGTGGTGGATAGTCAGATAACGTGGAAAGTTTTAGATAATAGTGTTTGTCCAACACCCACACCATCACCTACACCATCACCTACACCTACAGCAACCCCTGGTTTGTGTGATTGTTATTCATTAACAAGTGGAGGGTTATATGCAGGTAAATCATATCAGTATATTGATTGTTATGGTGCAACTCAAACAATTGTTGTTACAACCGAAGATAAAGTATGTTCACAAGGTTCACCAATACCACAAGACGGAGATTACTCAACAATAGTTAATTTCGGACCTTGTGTTAACGGAAATTGTCCACCATGTATACCAACAATTTGGACAGTTGGAAGTACCGCAACTGATGTAACATATACAGGTTGTGATGGAACTGTTGTTGTTTATAATTCAATAACAAACACTTCAGGCACACCATGTATTGCACCTAACACCATTATTGAGTTAACCCCTTCTGGTGCAACAGGTAATGGGTGGACGGCACAAACAGGACCTTGTCCGACACCTACACCATCACCAACACCATCACCTACACCAACACCATCACCTACACCAACGTTAGGTGCTTGTGACTGTTATGCTTTGAATAGTGGTGGTGCATACGCAGGTAAAAACTATACTTATGTTGATTGTTACGGAATTAGTCAATCAATAAACGTAACCACTTATGATAAAATTTGTTCTCAGGGGATTCCGGTCCCTGGTGACGGAGACTATTCAACAATAACTAATTTTGGTCCATGTGTTTCGGGTGTGTGTCCTCCTTGTGTCTCAGCACAATGGACAGTAGGAACAACAGTTACTGATGTAACATACACAGGATGTGATGGAACGGTTATCGTATTAAATGGGCAACAAAATACTACAGGAAACCCATGTATCGCACCAAACTCAGTTATAAACTTTAATCCTCCGGGTGATCCGGGTAACTCTTGGTCTATAATACCAGGACCATGTCCAACCCCAACACCTTCACCTACACCTTCACCTACACCTACAGTAACACAACCACCATGTTTTTGTTATGAATTAGGTGGTGATAGTTCATATGCGGGGTATACATACACGTATACAGATTGTTCAGGTAGTACACAAAGTGTAACAGTCGGTCCAGGGGAATTAACAAAAGTTTGTTCAACAACAACACCAATAAATACAAGTGGTGAAGTCAGTACTAATAATAATTTAGGTGAATGTATAAATGGACAATGTCCTGAACCACAACCCGATCCGTTTGTTGATGTTGTAAAATTACAACCGGCATTTTATTTCTTCCACGCATACCCAACAAGAATAGGTTGTTTAGACTACCCAAATGCTTTAATTAATTTAACATCACAAGGGCAAGTTACTGATAAAAGAGCGGGTACGATGTACTATAGTTGGGGTGGTAGTGCGATATCTTCAGATAATACAAATAAACTACCTTCAGGACCTTTTAAAGATGGATTTAACACTTATTGTAAATCTACTACATACACCCAAACAGAAGAAGATTTATTGATTAATATTCTTCCTTTTCAAGTGTATTTTGATAGATATAAAATTCTATGGAATAAATTCCAATCAAAATATATATCAACTGTAAAGGCTAATGATGTATTAGTAAACGGAGTTTATAACTACCCACCAGTAAAGTATGTTTATAAAAAATCTAATGGGGAATGGCAAAATAATAACGGTGCTAGAATTAAAACACAAACATTTACAAATTCAGAAAAAATAGAAGGTATTGCTACTGGTACAAAAAATCAAATAGGGTTCTCATTAGCCGCATCCGAAAGAATAGATTGGTATATTGACGCTGAATATACGTACGCACAAAACCCTAGTGACATTTATTTCTATAGAGATTACGTTGATTCAACACTTAATGGTATTACTGCTTTTTGGAATGATGTAATTATAAAACAATATAACGATATTAATAGTATATTAACACAAATAGTTCAGTATTTAAAACAAGGATATGAAATTGAAATAAAAACAAAATCATCATCATCGGGGGCTTTGGCTGATCAAAAAGCTGCTGAAGAAATATCTAAAAGAAGAAGTGAATCTGTATATAAATTTATATACAACTACCAACTTTCATCTGAACCATCTGATCAATTGTCAACCTACATTAACAACGGTAAATTAAAAATTGTACCTGATACAAAATCTTTTGACGTTATTATTGATATTGAAGGAACTAACTATAAAAATATAGATTGTGGTAGACCTTTCCCATTAGCAAGAAATAATGGTGATGGTGCGGAAAATGACATTACAGGATTCTTTTCCGTTAATTCGATGGCTTGTAGGAGAGTTTATATAAGTGAAATTAATATAACAAGATTCCAACCAACAAACCAACTTAACACAAATAATAGTGGAGGTAGTAACAGTGCTAGTGGTAGTAATGGAGGTTCTAATACGTATAATAATAATCAAACTACAACAACAAATACTTCTGTAATGCCAGGAGGTATGGATACTCAAGCCACAAGTTTAACAAATACAAACGGAACCACCTCAACCTCAGAAACTGCACAAACAGGTGTTAGTAATGTACAAAATGGTACAACAACTAATACAGGAACAATTGTTTATCCGCCTACAACTAATGTAACTCAAACAAATAATACTAGTGGTGTAAACACAACTACTTCAAGTAATGCGTCAAATGAAACATCACAAACAACGGCAATCACATCTACTGATGGTGGATCAGCAGTTAACACAATAGACAAAGGTAATATATACAATCCTCAGACAAGTAATAGTACTGAAATATCTTCAGACCCTAGTGGAAATGAAGAAATACAAATTATTAAAACAAAAGAAGTTGTAATAGTTAAAGAAACCGTATTAAAAAAATTAGTAAGAGCCCTTGTTAGTGAGTGTAATTACTTTGAAATGATACAAGAAACAAACCCAATGTTTTATAATGGAATGAAAGAAAAATTAAAATTCTTTGAACCGGCATTCCATGCTTTAACACCTGAAGGTTTAAATTCTAGATTAACATTTTTACAACAGTGTATGAGACCTGGTGATACTATCCCTACAGTAACAGAGTCCGATGGTGTAAGAACGTTGAATTACAATGATGCACAAAATAGTGCATTTGGAGCACCTCCTGTTTGTATATTAAGATTTGGGGATTTCTTCCATACAAAAATTGTTATAGACTCTTTATCGATATCATATAAAGATGCTCTTCTTGATATAAACCCTGAAGGTTTAGGGGTTCAACCAATGTTGGCTGATGTATCTATAAGTTTTAACTTTATAGGTGGACACGGATTAAAAGAACCTGTTTCTAGATTACAAAACGCGCTATCTTTTAATTATTATGCCAATACAGAAATGTATGATGATAGGGCAGAAGTAACTGATCCGGGACCTGTAATAACTGAAGAACAACTTGAAGAACTATTAGAAAATTTAGGTATAAATCAAAATAGAGATAGTGAAAATGAAATTGGAGAACCTATAGGTTTAATACTTTCGGCAGGATTTAGTCCTATTAATGGGTCAGCCACAGGAACTATTGATTATACCTTGTTTATGACAGAGTTAGTAAAACTTGCACAAAGTTATTTAAAAACAACTTACGACTCAATTAAAAAAGTAAATGACGATTTATTAGTTGGTGGTTTACAAATAATAAGTAATGATAGGTTATATACTTCAGGTAAAACCGCAAGTTCTAATACAAATATTTTTGGATCATCAACTGAAATACAAAATAAAGTTGAAATTTTATTTGAAAAAACAAAAGAGGATGTTGATAACGATAGATGTCCTATTTTACCTAATTTAGGTGCTACAAATAGTATTTATTCATTATTAACAACTTCTGATACTAGAAAAATAAAAAGAAAGATAAAAAATCTTGTTGATGATAGAAAACAAGACTATTTAACTAAATTAATAGAAGCCACATCAAAAATTAATGATATTCAAATTAGTTTAATAAATGAAATAGATAAGGCTAATTTTGTATCGGCAAGTAGAGATGGTTATAAAACAGAGGCTGGTAATGAAATTATTTACGAATTAACGGATTACACAACAAGTGCTTATTCTTCTTTGATAAATGATTTAGGAGGTATTAGTAACGAACTTAACTTATACATACAAAAATTAACAGACTCTAATATTTTAAGACCACAAACAAACTATAGTGACTTTAATTTTAATGTATATTTTAGCGGAACACCAACTTCAACACCAACACCAACCGCAACGCCTGTACCAACAGCAACACCAACTGCAACGCCTGTACCAACAGCAACACCAACTGCAACGCCTGTACCAACAGCAACACCAACGGCAACGCCTGTACCAACAGCAACACCAACGGCAACACCAACGGCAACACCAACTGCAACGCCTGTACCAACTGCGACACCAACGGCAACACCAACGGCAACACCAACATTAAATTATTTGTTTCAAGATGCTTGTTATCCTTTTAATATATTTCAAGTAGATAATTGGGATCCTCTTAACACTATAAACGTAGGTGATTCAGTTGGTGTTGACACAACAAGTTTAAACACATTTTGTGCAACAAGAGTTTCTAGCGGAACACCTGTAGCCACTTTTAATTATTTTAATCATAACAATTATGTTAATAATACCATTTGTGTTACTAACGAATTTTCGGGTAGTTGTGCCGGAAATAACGTACCAACGCCGACACCGACACCAACGGTAACACCAACACCGACAACCACACCTGTTGCAACACCAACACCAACACCAACTATAACACCATCACAACAGGCTTTAACTTTCTTTAACGACGCTGAAATTAGATTCTTTATGATATTTGGTAAAGAAATATTAGAAGATCCAATTATTTTTATTGAAGAATTAGTTACAGTTATTGATAACGAATCAGATAAAAATAATTGGAGGACTTATTTACAAATTGCAATGGGATTAAATCAGTTATTAACAAATAATGTGACATTATATTCAAGATATAACACATCTAAAAAAACTGTTGATAAATTTTTTACAGATTTTGAAGGTAACCCATATTTTACAAAAATAAGTTTACCAGCAGCATTTCAACCATACGATGATATAACAAAAAGAAGAACGTTCACATATTTAACACAAGCACCTGTTAATCAAGATGACGTTAATAGACTTTTAGCAATTTACTCAGATAAGTCATCAACGGATAAAACATTTAACCTTAAAAAGGCGTTTATTTCATAATAATAAAAAGTATATTTAATTATGATGCAATTTTACAATAGATATCAAACATTTTTAGTTGAAGGAGAACAAACCACAGTGCCGTTTGTAACTTTACCTAGAAGAAGTTCTGATCAGAATTACATTTATAAAAAAAATAAATCCAGACTTGATAAAATTAGTTTTGAAAAGTATGGAACACCGACTTTTGGTTGGTTAATAATGATGGCTAATCCAAAATACGGGGGGTTAGAATGGAATATAAATGATGGTGATCCTATTGTTATTCCATTCCCATTAGTTCAAGCATTACAAGACTACAAAGGAGCATTAGATACACATTTCTTCTATTATGGCAGGTAAATTTGAAAATAAAAAAGTTTATGTAGAAACAGACTTTAATAACATAATCTTAGTTGATCCAAATAAATTGGATGATCCCTTTTACCCTGATGGTAAACCAAGATTAGTTGATCATGAAGATTTAGTTATGTATGCAAATTTAGAAACTAAAATCATACCAAGAACTAAATTAGCTGTAGGACAAAGTTTTGATGTTGTTAATACAAGTATTGCTAGTTTTGCTAATGGTGATGAAGATTTAAATTTAAATTTTTTAAGGCCTAAAGGTAAAAATGCTTTCGATACAAGTTGGACTGACGAATTCACAGGGAAAGACACTAGAAAGGGTGGTGGTGTTAATCAAAAAATTGAATATTCAGAAACAACAAACGGGACAAAAAAAATAAGGTCAAGAATAGACAAGTATGAAGATACTCAAACATTAGGGATAAAATCCATAAATGTAAAAATAACACCAGCAGGAACACCAACAGTTGATATTAAAATGGTTGATGTTGGAGGAAGGGCGTTGTTTCAACAAGGGGATAATTCAATATACTCGGTTTTTTTTAATCTACCTTATCCTGCATTTTATTTAACACTAAAAGGATATTACGGTAAAGCAGCAAGATTTCAATTAGTATTAACACAATTTACGGCATCTTTTGAACCTAGAGACGGAAACTTTTCAATATCATTAAAACTAACAGGTAAACTCAATGCACTTCTATTTGATACAACATTAGGTAATTTAAGATATACCCCTAAAATGTACCCCACAACCTATAGTATTAGTAAAAGAGATAGTCTTGGAAATGTGACTAAAGTAGATGTAACAACAACAATGGGGTTACAAAAATTAAAAGAAGTTTATACAGAATATAATAGTAGAAGTTTAATCGGTACAGATTTATGGAATTTAGTTAAAGACTCACCAATGACTTTAGAGGGGTTAGAAAAGAAATTAGAAAATTTTACAGAAAATTTAAATAAAAAATTAGCATCAACCGAGTTTTCTATAGTTAATGATATTAATGATTATAGAGAAAATTTAAAAAACATGGATCAAGTAGTTTATACGGACATGTTAAGTAAGTACTTAGATAAGAGTAAAATTTTTGTAATAAATGGGTTAATACACATACCATATAAATCATTTATAAGTAAAGCGGATAGATCGACAATTAAAAATAATGTTTTATCGGCTTTACAAGGATATTTAGAAACCAAATTAAAAAGTAATGAAGCCTTTGGTGAAGGAGGAACAAAAAAAGTTACAGATAAAGATAATAATGTTTATGAGTTAGGTGGTCCTATTAAAATAGGTAACACAGAATGGAATGCTAATAATATGATGAAAATTATTTATAAAGAAGAATCAATTTCATCTTATTTTAATGATAGAACTAATTTTTGGGAAAAAACCTATTTTGCTAGAGAAGGTAAATTACCATCTAATGATGAACTTGATAAATTTATACGAGATAATACGGCTACAGGTTTATTGGGTATATATGAATATGATCCAACAACTAATACATACAAAGAAGAACCTGTGCCATTTTATGTTTACGGTGAACAAGAAAAATTAGGTAATAAAAACATAAAACCTGGTTCTTATATTGACATAATTCAAAACGCAAATTCTGAGCTTGACACAAAAGAAGCCAATGCTGAAGATGTTTTAGCGAAAATTCTTGAGGATTGGACGGCTAAGAGTACCGACGGATTAGGATTTTCACCAACTATAAGAAATTTATTTGCCGTTATAATGGCAAATGCTGAAACATATTATAGAATGATGGATGATGTACATGAAAGAGCATGGAAACAAAGGTACAATCCACAAAGACTAAAAGTTATTTTAGAAAATAAAACACCAAATGTTGAACCACATACGACAAATATCGGCACTTTAGATAAAAGAAATTTTGTTTATCCTTGGCCTCAATATTATGAAAAAGAAACACAAAAAGATGGTAGGGAATTATACGTAATAAAATATATTGGCGATACCGACTCAAAAGACTTTGAATCGGGAGCTAATTATGAAACATGGCCTGAAGTTGATTTTACAGAAGAGTATTTAGCAAGAACAGCGGAAAAAGAAAAAACAACAACACCTCCGTTAAATGCAACAAATAATGGTACGGTTATTAAATTCGTTTCTCCAAACGCAATTGAATTCCCATATGAAACACAACCTTTTGGTAGTTTAGCAACCTCATCGTTTCTTTATGAGTTATGGGAAAGAAGTTATTTAAATTCTAATTACTCTAATTTTGCTCGTATCGGTGTAAAAGATTATTCAATTGATCAACTTTATGGAGAATTTGAAGGTGAAAACGCAAAAATTGCGGCTGAAGGTGATCTTATTTTACCTGAATTATTAAAAAATAATGTAACTACATATGAGGAACTACTGACACAAATGTACGATAGCTCAAAAGTAAACAAATGGGGGTTATTTAGAAATGATATATATGTTACTGATTACATTAAAAACTATTTTATAGATACGACTGAAATATATAGCGTGGATCAATTAACAAACACAACTAAAAGTATAGATTACGCAAATAAATTAACTGAAAATATTGATAAATTTCTTAAAGATACTAAAACAAATGATACTAATTTTTTAACTATATTTCCTTTTAATAATTTAAATTGGTTAAAAACTAACTTAGCGAATGGAAATTCAATCGGTTCTGTAAGAGACGCCAATCAAACAACAAATTCATTTGTATATGATCAAAATAAAAAAATAATTTCAAGACTAACAACAAATAACGGATTTGAAAATAAATTAATTGTTAGTAATACATATCTACAACCTAATAATACTGGGATTTTAGTTGACGCATCAATTAATCCACCTATTGTTGCAACAACAAGGGATGCTGTAAAAGATTTCTATTTAAATAGAAAGACATCAAATTTATATTCTACTGAAACTTTATATAATTTAGGCACATCATACTCAGGAAGTTTAGGAACAAATATACAAACAACATCATTATTAAATACACCATTTTTTTCTAATTCTTTTATTGTTGGAGAAACGTTAAAAAAAATAGGTAACAAAAAACCATTTGTTGGTTTAGGATATCTATTTTTAAATTCTCTACCATTAATAACAACAAAAGAAAAAATAAAAAAAATAAATGGTAACGTTACAAGCGATTTAGATTATTTGTATGCGACGTTTACAAAATTTTCGTCAATACACCAATTACCATATGCTTGGGTATTAAAATACGGATCAATATGGCATAGATATAAAAATTTTGTAGATAATGGGGTTGACATATTAGATAATATTTGGGTTGATTTCGATTTTAAATATAACTTCGACCCTGATTTTCAAAATCAACAAAAACAATATCAGTATACAAATTTTAGTAATCAAGTTGTCAATGTTAGTCAACAAACAACTACCGTAGCAACTATACCAAATACCACGACCACTTATAATGCCGACCAAATTAATTTAGGTTTCTACCCAAGGTTAATGAATTCATTTTATTATGTTATGACAAATAATGATTTATTTACTGGGTATTCAATAAACGATGTATTTAATGGTTTAAATAATAAAAAAGTTAAAGTTGGTATTAATAACGGAGCGTCATTTCAACTACCTTTAAGTTCAGATACAAACAACCTACAAAGAACTATTAACGTAAATAATTATTTTCAATTTGTTGACGGAGAAAATAACACCGATTTTCCAAGTGGGTATGGAGGGTATCTATTAATGCCTTCTCTTGGTGGTATACCATTAAATCAAACAAAGTTTGAGTGCGTTAACTCAAATAATAAACTTACTGAGGAATTGTTCGATAATAATGGGATGTACAACGGTAGTGTGAGATTATTATGGGGTGCTTCACATTTTGGGTACTTTAAAAATAATGGTGGTGTAGCACCTAAAAGACCATTAGTTGATGAGTATTTAAAAATAATAAACCCACAAGTATCCGAACAATTGTCATTTAATTTGGCAAACCCACAATCAACTTATTCAAAAATAGATGAAATATTTTCCATATTTAGTCCTGAAGTTTTAGATAAATTTGAAAAATTATTTTTAGATTTTTGTGATCCAAACATACCAACAAGTTCTTTAACCTTAAAAGGAGAAATAAATCAACCGGCAGGAACAATAAAAAATATTAAAGAAAAAAGTTTAATTAAACAACTTTTAAATATTTTTACAGTTGATAAAACAATAGATACAAGCACTGAAGAATTAGCATCTAAAAATTTAGCCGAAAGTCAGTTAAATGGAATAAATGGAAAAGTAAAAGAATTTTTAGACTTTGAGTGTCTATTAAAGATAGGGAACCCAACAAATTTTAATAGATACGTTTTTAATAATTTTTCAGATAATCCCGATTATCTACCAAGTAATAAAAAAACATACGACATATATGGTAATAATTTACCACCTAATGTTTCATTTATACAATTACAACAACAAATAGTACAACAACCGGATTTTGGAGAGGCATGGGACGAATTATTAAAAAGGGTTGGAGATTCAACTATCAGTGGTATATCGTTAAGTAATTCGGCGTCAACAATATTTTCTTTTTTTATTGATAATAAAATAAAATTTACAAAAGATAATGTTATTGAGTTATCACCATTAATTAAAATGTATGCCACACAGAAAAATGATAACCCAAATCTAACACCTATTTTATTTAAAACCTCATTAACAAATTTATTAAATGAGCAAAAAATATTACAAAAATCTATGGTTAACAGAACCTTACAATATTTAAGGAATAATTTACCAAATACTAGTAGTAAAAAAACAACAAGAACGGCTTACAGTGGTAATATTTTAAAATTAAATCAATATAGTGCATTTAAAACATTCAATGATAAATGGGTTGCTGGAAGTGACTTTAAGGATAAAGTATTTTTTGAGGATTTTCTTTTTCAAGATAGAGCCAATAGTGATATTGGAGATGAGTTAACTATAAGTACCGATGAAATTTATAGATATTTAAAAAATCAAGATAATAGAACCTTAATGGACTTTATAAGTACCATATTATCAGACAATCAATGTATATTTTTCGCATTATCCTCTTATATAAATTTTTATGGTATACAAGACGCAATAAAAAAAGGAATACCAATACCACCTGAAATTCCTAATTCTTTATTTGGTACGTATCTAAATGTTGATTATATTGATTCTAGACCAAGATTTTTAATTACGTATGTTGGTAAACCATCAGAAAACTTATCAACAAATGATGCCAGCTTTACAAGATTTGGTAATGATGCTTTTGATTTAAGAAGTACAACTAATCCACTTAGTATACCAAGTAAAGATGTTGATTTTAATAAATCAAATAGAGTGGTAGGGTTTAATGTTGATTTCGGTATTTTAAATCAAAATATTTTTAGCGACGTTCAATTAGATATGTCTGAAAAGAAAAACACCGCAGAATCATTTAAAATTTATGAACAATTAGGTGCTAGCGCCGCTGGGGACACAGTTGCACAACAAACAGTTTCTCTTTATGATATATACAGAACAAGATCGTACACTTGTAAAGTTACATCAATGGGTAATGCTATGATACAACCAACCATGTACTTTAATTTAAGATATGTGCCATTATTTTACGGTCCTTATTGGATTACAGAAGTGACACATTCAATACAACCTGGTAATTTTGTAACTGATTTTACAGGGATAAGAATGCCACTATACTCGTTACCAAAACCGGATAGTTTTACTACTTCTATTAATAGACAGTTTAAAGAAAATTGGAAAAAAATTACATTAAAATCACGTCCACCCAATGTTTTATCAACAACGGCATACACAAATACAAATTTATCTAGTTTAGAAGTAACCCCAACACAAGATTGTTATGAAAAAGTTCATCCTGAGTATGCATCAATACCGTTTACATCCTCAACCGCGACAACAATATCTTTAACAGATTTAGAAACCAATACTAAAACTATAGCAACATCAAAAATATTGGGTGCATATCTATATGCGTTGGCGTCTACACCGTATTTTTCTAATGTTTCAACAGTACAAAGTACATATGTTACTTGTCAAAACTATAATTTATTTAGCATCTTAACAGCAAAACCTTGGGGTGGAACTTTAGATAGTAGAATTAAAAGTCAAGTATGTGCCAACTTTAATGGTGTAAGTCGACCTATAGTAGCATTTTTAACCTTTAACGAATCCATATCATTTTTAGATTCTTTTTATAGTTCTTTTATGCCAATAATTAAAAAATTATATACTTTAAACACTGAAACAGATGTACTAAATGATATTGCAATTTCTGGATTAACTAACTGTAGCTTAAATTGTGTAGAAATGAAACAGTTAAGAATGGGAGTTACCCTATTTCAAATAAAGTATTATTCTTGGGATAGACCATTTATGTTTACTGGTGAGTTAGAATATGATTGGGATAATCCATATAACGGAAGTGGTAATGGTAAAAACGCTAACGAAATTTATAGTCAGTTTAAAATTGATAGACCAAAAATGAATAATCCAGCATATAAATCATTTGTTGAAATATTTACTAAAGCATCTAAAAATTTCTTAGCAGATAACGAAGTTCCGTAGTAGTGATATATTTATTATAAAAATAATATTATGAGCAATGTTAAAACAATTCTTGATGAATATCTAAAAAAAGATACAAGAACAATTGAGAAACAAATTGATAGTGAACACAAACAAGTATGTGACTTGGATACGGGCGATTGTTATACTATAAGAATAAAAGATGGTTTAATTGAAAGATTTGATAATACTGTTAAAACAAACAGAACACTAAAAGTTGAAACTCCAACAGGAGTAAAGACATTACTTAACGGATAAAAAAACTTAGAATGAGTTTAGAAAAAAAAATAATTGAGGAGTTAAAAAGATTTAATGAAATCAATAAGTATATTATTAAAGAACAACCAGCACCTGAAGATGCAGGTTTAGATTTAGGTGCACCTGATGCGGGAGCACCTGATGCAGGGGCACCTGCACCGCCTGCCGATCTTGGAGCGCCAGCCGCAGGAGCAACACCACCAGCCGCAGGGGCAACACCACCGGCAGAGGGAGGGGCAGGTACAGAAGTACCCGAACCTGTTGATGTAGAAAATGATCCGGATGTAGAAGAAGTTACAGATGAAACAAGTGATGAAGGCACTGAAGGAGATGCTGAGGAAATAGACATTACTGATTTAGTAACAACACAACAAGATATCAAAACAAAACAAGAAGAGTTTATGAATAACTTGTTTACTAAACTTGATGATTTACAAAGTAAGTTAAGCCATATGGATCAAATAATGGACAAAATAAATTCTTTAGAAACAAAATTTGATAGATATCGTGAAAAAACACCTGAAGAAAAGCTTATGTTAAGATCTTTAGACTCATACCCATATAATCAAAAATTAACAGACTTTTTTGACGATAAAAAACAAGAAATGGAAGATACGGGTAAAAATGAATATGTTTTAACATCAGATGAGGTAGAAGAATTTTCGCCAAATGAAATAAAAGGAACATTTAATGAATTTGACGAAATTAAAGAGTCAAGAAAAAAACAAAAAAGAAGAATTTTATAATTTTATAAACGGGGACGGAAGTCCCCTTTTTTATTTGACATTTTACAAAAATCGATTATAATTGTTATAGATAAAAGAGTATAAATTAAAAACAAAAATCTATGGCAAATTCAATTGACGCAGTACTTGCACAGTACGAAAAGAACTCAACACCGAGTTCACAAAGACAAAACATTTCACAAGAAGACAGAATGAAAAGATACTTTTCTGCAGCACTTCAAAAAAATGAAAAATCAGCACAAAGAAGAATTCGTATTCTACCTACAAAAGATGGTTCTTCACCATTTGTAGAAGTTTGGTATCACGAAATTCAAGTTAACGGACAATGGGTTAAATTATATGATCCTGATAAAAACGACAACGAACGTTCTCCATTGACAGAAGTTTATAATGAACTTATTGCTACAGGGAAGAAAGAAGACAAAGAATTGGCTTCACAGTACCGTTCACGTCTATTTTATATTGTAAAAGTTATTGATAGAGATAATGAACAAGATGGGGTTAAGTTTTGGAGATTTAAACACAACTACAAACAAGAAGGTGTATTGGATAAAATATTACCTATTTGGAAAGCAAAAGGTGACTTAACAGATTCTGAAAAAGGACGTGATCTAATCATCGAACTTATTAAGGCAAAAACACCACAAGGTAAAGAATACACTGTAGTTCAAACTATTATGTATGACGACCCAGCACCAATTCACACAGATAGTGGAATTATGGAAGGATGGATTTCAGATGAACTTACTTGGAAAGACGTTTACTCTAAAAAACCTGTAGAATATTTAGAGGCAGTTGCAGTTGGTGAAACACCAATGTGGAGTTCCGAGCTTAAAAAATATGTATATGGTGAAGAAGCAGAAATTTCACTTGGAGGAGGTAACGAAACTAAAGTAGAAACACCAATTGTGGACCCACAAGCAGATGACGAACCGTCAGAAGAATTACCTTTCTAATTTATAAATTATGAATAAGATATCAGAAAAAATGTATGAAGCCCTGACCTTGAAATATAGGTCAGAAATGGCTGAAGCCGAGGCAACACTTCTTGTTTACTTTAATAACCCTGTTGGTATTGGTGAACACCCACAACATTTAGAAGAAATGGATAAATTTATTGAAAAAATGACAAACGCTAAAGATAAATTAGAAATGTTGGAAACGGTGTATAAATACAACACTAAAAGAGATGAAAAGTTTGAAGTAACTGAAGACATGTTAAAAATATTAAACGAACAACAAGATGGCAATAAAGAAGAATGATTTTAGTTCATTAAAGAAAAAGTTTTCTACGTCTGCAAAATATAAACCACAAAGATTTTTTGATCTTGGTGCACCGTTTTTAGATGCTGTTGGACTACCAGGTCCTGCTATGGGGCACATCAATATGTTTTTAGGACATTCAGATACAGGTAAAACAACCGCCTTAGTTAAAACAGCGGTTGATGCTCAAAAGAAAGGAATACTTCCTGTTTTTATCATTACAGAACAGAAGTGGTCTTTTGAACATGCTAAACTTATGGGGTTTGAATGTGAGGAAGTTGTTGATACTGAAACAGGTGAGTTAGAATGGGATGGTTTTTACATCTTTAATAATAACTTTGATTACATTGAACAAATCACTGATTACATTAACGATTTGTTAGATGCTCAAGAAAAAGGTGATTTAGACTATTCACTATGTATTATGTGGGATTCGGTTGGTTCTGTACCTTGTAAAATGACTTATGAAGGTAAAGGAGGTAAACAACACAACGCAAGTGTTTTGGCTGACAAAATTGGTATGGGCATTAATCAAAGAATTTCAGGTTCACGTAAAGCAGATTCTAAGTATGAAAATACCCTTATAATTGTAAACCAACCTTGGGTAGAGTTACCTGACAATCCATTCGGACAACCTAAAATTAAAGCTAAGGGAGGTGAAGCAATTTGGTTAAACTCATCTTTAGTTTTCTTGTTTGGAAATCAAAAAGGTGCGGGAACAACTAAAATCACAGCAACAAAAGACAAACGAACAGTTAAGTTTGCATCAAGAACAAAGGTATCGGTTATGAAAAACCACATTAATGGGCTTGGATTTGAAGACGGTAAAATCATTGTAACGCCACACGGATTTTTACCAGGAAAAGAGGCGTCAGAAGAGAAGGCGTCAATTGAACAATACAAAAAAGAATATGCGGAGTATTGGAAAGAAATAATTGGAGTTGATGGCGACTTTGATTTGAAAGCAGAAAAAGAAGAAGTAGAGTAAGAACCCTGTAATAATACAGAAATGACAAAGACGTTATTGGTTGACGGAAACAACCTATTAAAAATTGGATTTCACGGTGTTAAAGATTACTTTAACAAAGGTGA